GGTCTGCATTAGTAAATCTTGCTGGTTATAAGTGTGGGCGAAATACTTCTCGACACTAGCTGCGTTAGTTGCGCTTTGAACGCTGCCATTTGTTCTAGTGATATTAGCCTGGTTAAATACAAGGGTGTCATCTAATCGCCATACGGCATTGGCATAACCAATATCTGTGCCGTTATCGTTAAATACTGTAGGCGTACCTGCGATGCTTGCCGTAGTTACCAAGCGGTCTTGGAACGTCCACGATCCCGATGCATCTACATAAATTGCACCATATTCGCTATTTGTGGCTGTCTGTAAAGCTGCTAGGGCTGTACGGGCTGTACCGGGGTCTGCCTGCAAAGTAGTTAAACCAGCATCAATATCGCGCATAGATGCTGGCCATGAAATAGTGTTAAGGATCTGGTTAATTCTTGTGCCACTTAGATCGCCAGCAGTTGCCCCTGTGACTGTACTGATCTGAGCATTTTGGGCCAAGCGCGTGGCGTCAACCGCCGTTATGACTGTGTACACGACATCATTAGCATTTTTAGGGGTAGTGGTCGTGTAGCTGGTAATAAATCCCGAGAACATGGCATAAGTGCTACCGCCATAAGTAGCGGATATAGATACTTTACGCATAGGCGTTAGGAATCCGTAGTACGGGCTTGCTGGGTTCTGTGGGTTAAAATCGCCGTTCTGATCCACAATACGCAGGGTTAGCGATCCTGTCTGGAATTCATCGGCTGTAGCTGATCGGCCGCGCCTAGTTGAAACGCTATCTACTACATCACTTACATCTACGATCAACGCAGCTGAGTCTGCTAATACGTTAGTGCCTAGTATGCCTTCGCCAATTATGAAAGCTTGAGCAAAGGCTGCACCTGTACCAAAGTTAATAACCGCATTAATTACTGGAACTGTCATTAGCCTGGCAACGTTCCAGCTGGGAATTGACTCAAACCGCGCCGTATATTGTCCAGCATCGCACGATTGATTATGTCTGAAAAATCCTCACCATCGAGTACTGATCCTTCAACCACTACTGTTACGGAATTATCTACAGATCCAGTACCCATGCCTTGCCCTGTGCCGTATCCAGGGCCGCCCATGCCATCATCCCAGATAGGTTGCCCACCAGGGCCGAAAGTAAGTCCACCACCAGGGCCACCACTACCGCCACCGCCATTGTCACCACCTTGTAGTCCAGGATTAGGTAAAGGCTTAGCAAGTAAAGCCAGATAATCTTGTAACGCCTTGTACTTAGCATCGTCTGCTATTTTCTGTGCAGCTGCAATACGTTCAATAATAGTTTTCTGTGTAGTGTAATTAAGAATATCTACTGTGGCCTGAGCCGATGCAGCTTTGTCAATAGCAGCACGGCGCATAATATCTAGTAATTCTATCTGAGTCTTTTCAGTATAGAACTTTGCATCACCTAAGCCACCCGATGCAATAATTGCCGCATTGTATTTTCTGTAGGCTTCAGCACGGGCGGCATCTGCTTCCTCTTGCGACATCTTTGTATTCTTAATGCGATCAAGTTCATCAAGTAGCAGCTGGTTAATATAACTTAATTCAGCTTCGCTAATGCCCTTTATACCGGCTAACTTGTTAGTTTGCTGCTCAGCAGTTAGTAGCTTTAATTGTTCAATGTATTTAAGGGCAGCCTCGCCGTTATCGTTCTCGATCTCCTGCATAGCCAATAGGCGTAGGCGTTCATCTTTATCGTAAGTAGATTTAAGCGCAGCTGCTATCTGAATCTTGGTAAGGTCAAAAGTAGATGATGCCTTAGCAAGTGATGCTCTAGCCTTTTCATCCATTAAGGCTTTTTTAGCTGCCGCTGCTTTTAGTTTTAATAATGCTTTTTCTTTAGCCAGTCTTTCACGTTCAAGTTTGGCACGTTCTTGCTCGATCTTAGATAATTGTGTAGCAGATTGATCTAATACAACGCCGGTACTCATCTGGAAATTGCCCAATGGCCCCGTAGGGAATAGTGCTACATCTAACTCTTTAGCAAAATCTTTTACGATCTGTTCATAACCTGGAATTGACTCGACAAAACCTTGCCAGTAACCCCATAGACCCGTACTAGGTTTAATGCCTTTGGCTGTAAACTTAATAAATAGTGCAGCTGCACCAGCAGCCGTATCAATATCTTTAGCTAACTTATCTATATCTGTTTCACCTGTTAGAGATTTAAGCGCATCTAATAGGGCATATCCGATAGTTTCACTAGCTTCACCTGCAGCAGTATTAAGTACATCTAATTGGCCACCATAAGTTTCTAGGGCAGCCTTACCAGAACCTTTAAACTGTTCAGTTAATGCGGCTTGAATTTCGGCAAACGTAGCAGTTTTTAACTCTGCAGCGGTCATTTGTAGATTAAGTTTTTTCAAGCCTTTAGTGTTGCCTAGGTATGCCTGGCTCAAAGTGTTTACAACAGTATTAAAATCAACGCCGCTACCGCTAGATACATCAAAGGCTAAGCCCATAAGTTCTTGGCTCTTAGTAACTGACATTGTTGCCTGAGCCAATTTACTAAATGCCGGGCGTAGTTCATCATCTACAATGCCTGTTTGTTGCTGCATCTGTTTGATAAATGCTTCTACCGGTACTTGAGCATAAGCCAAACCTACGTTTGATAAATTCTGAGCTAGTATCGCTGTTGCTTTAGAGTCTTGTGCTGCAGCCATCGCAGCCGCTTTACCAAACTGAATAAGTTTACGAGCTGCAAACGCGCCTAAAAAGGCTTTCGCTAATTTGTTTGCACCTTTTTCTAATGAACTTGTAGCCTTGCCAGCTGTATCAAACGCTTTTTTACCAGTAAATTCGGCAGCGAGATCAATTCTTACTGATGGATCCATAGCCATTAGTTACGCCCCACAGCCGCGTTAAACTTATCTCTGGCTGACTCAATGGCTTTAATAACAGCTGCGTTAGTCTTGCCGTTATCCTCTGACCATGCTCTGAATATGGCACGGCCAGCCATCTTGCCTTTGCCAGTTAAAGTACCTGGTAAACGTGGACTGAAATTACCGCCTGGATTCTTACGCCCAGCAGTTTCATATATTGCGCCAGACATCGATGCATTGTGAATACGGGCTAACGATGTAAAGCCTTTGCGGTTAGGTCGGCTAGGTGTGGTTTTATAACCTATACCGCCTCTGGCAGCTCGACCATCCCAATACCATCTGCTGTTACTAGAAACTTTACCCCAGCCCGATAGCGGTGCAGTAGATGGGATAAAGCCACGAGCCTTTTTTGTAATAGGTTTAAGCAAGCCAGCCATTTCTTTCTGTGTTTCTTTAGCTAGATCTGGCGTAAATTTTTTTAGGGCTTTACGGAGTTCAATGCCGCCTTTTACTTGTACTGGCATCTTTAAACTCCTTTGCTCTATCTTTCATAGCCTGCAGTAAAGCCTTAAACATCCTGCTATCTAGTGCTAGTAAATCATTGGGCGCGATACCCGTTTCCAAACTGATCCGTGCGATCAAGTAAGTAAACGAGTCACGCCCTATAGTTCCGGGTCATCATCCAGTACCTCAACTTTTTTAAGTGTCTTAATAAACTCTGCACCGAACATTGGCACGGTTTCGCCTGCAGCTTTTAAACACTCCCAAGAAAGGTAATAGACATCTGTCTGTTTTTCATTTATACGAAACGCAGCATGAAAGCCTTGCTTTGCATAAATTTCAAACGCGTATTCAATAAATGGCGTTACCTGATGCTCAGATACGCTGCCATCTACCTTTGTAATCTTTAACTTTGCCATCTTTTAGCCCCTTTGGTTTTTATCAGGTAGTTGTAATTACGATTGGTGAATTGCAAGTAAATGTAATTGATTGTGTAGCGATGTCTGCTACTGCGCCGTTAATATCGGTAGTGTTATTTACCAAGATTGTTGTGCTGTATAGCGGGTTAGTAGCTGATACCGCTGCGCTTGTCTGCTTTAGCGTAATAGGTACTGTTGTACCCCATGCAGCCTGAAGGGTTGCGTTTACGTTTGCTGCAGCTGTGTCGCTTAGGAAATCTAAAGTAATTGTGCTTGCCTCTAAACCCTTAACGAACTTATGAGCTGTATCGCCCATAGCAGTTACTTCGAGTTCATCGAACACGCGGTTAATTGTTGCCGATGTAACATGATCAGTAAGTGCTACTGAGTTAAGAGTTACAACGACTGTATTATTTAAATATACGGCCATTTGTTTATTCCTCGATTTTCTCGGTTACGGGTGCTTTGGTTTTTGTTTCTTTTACTGGTGCTTCTGTGATCTGCCCAATTTTGATTAAGAAGGCAATATCTTCATCTGTGTATGACATGGTTTTAACTCCAGCTCGTTAGTATGGATATATTAAATTCGGCAGTTAATAGATCGCCGCTATCAGCATTTAATACGCCAGGCGCGCTAACGCTAGTTATATTAAATACAAGGTTTGATGCAGCTAGTTTTGTATAGGCTGCAACAATAAAATCCTCAATGCCCTGCAGGTTGCCTTGGTTATCAAACATCGGCACAGTTAGCAGAATCTTAAAATTGGCCATAGGCGAAATAGTTATGTAACTGTTATTGCTAGGCGTTAGATATGGATCTGCTGGTATTA